AAAAGGAGCAGCAGCAGAAGGTTGCTGATCTTGATGCTCACGAACAGCAAGGAAATTCTCAGTCTCCTGCTAACGAAATTGTGGAGACTAATGACTCCTCTTCTGAGCAAGAAGGTGAGAGTGATAAGTCCTCCGAAAAAGAGTCTGAAGAATCATATGATGGAACTGCTCAGGGTGATCAAACTCCTGCTAAATTTGCAGGTGATAAAGGTGAACCCGAAGTTCGCACTGCTGATTCTTTGGAAGAAAAGATTCGTGATCTTGTAAATAACGAAGGATATGAGAATACTTACGTTGAAGTTCCTCAGGTAAATCTTGATACTATTATTGGTAAAAACTTTGAGGTTCATAAAGAAATCAATAACTCTTTTGAGCATCAACAGAAACTTCATAATGAGTGTGCTGAAGAAAAAGGTTTCCCTCCGATAAATCTTTATCAAGTTGTTGATTCTGAGTTTAAAAAGTTCAAGTCTTCTGCTCAGAAAGAAGTCAATTATCTTGTAAAAGAGTTTGAATGTCGCAAAGCAGCAGATCAGTATGCTCGTGCATCAACTGCTCGCACTGGTGTTCTTGACACTGCTCGTCTTCACACTTACAAGTATAACGAGGATCTATTTAAGAAAATCTCTGTAATTCCTGATGGTAAGAATCATGGTCTTGTGTTCGTGCTGGACTGGAGTGGTTCTATGTCTGATGTTCTGGTGGATACTTGCAAGCAACTCTTCAATCTAGTGTGGTTCTGCAAGAAAGTTTCTATTCCTTTTGAAGTGTATGCATTTACTTCAGAATGGCGTCGTGGTGAATATGATTATGATCTTGGAAAGCACATTGCAGCAGATCGCACTCCTCACTATGAAAAGAAACAAAATCTTCTGATTGTTGAAGAAACTTTCTCCATGATGAATATTCTTACTAGTAAAGTATCTGGTAAAGAACTTGAGAATCAAATGATCAACATTTGGCGTCTTGCTTCTTGTTTTGCAAATACTTATCGTTGCTATTACACCTATCCTTCTCGTCTAAGTTTGTCTGGAACTCCTCTGAATGAAGCACTGATTTCTCTTCATCAGATTCTTCCTAAGTTTCAAAAAGATAACAAACTTCAGAAAGTGCAATGTATTGTTTTGACTGATGGAGAAGCAAATCAACTTACCTATCATCGTGAAGTAAATCGTCGGTGGGAGACTCAACCTTATCTTGGTAGTGGTTATATTAATCCAAGCAGCACTTTCCTTCGTGATCGCAAACTTGGAACAACTTATAAGATTGACTATGGGTATCATGCATTTACTGATTCTCTTCTCAAAAATTTGAAAGATAAGTTCTCCTCTACAAACTTTATTGGTATTCGTGTTCTTGAGGGACGTAATGCGAGTCGGTTTATCAATCTTTATCACCAACTTGGGGATAAGCAGTATGATAAAATCCAAAATGACTGGAAAAAGATGAGGAGTTTTACTATTACTAACTCTGGATATGATGCATACTTTGGGTTGTCTGCAACTGCACTTTCTCAAGAATCTGAGTTTGAGGTTGCTGAGGACGCAACTAAATCTCAAATCAAATCTGCTTTTGTTAAATCACTTAAAACTAAAAAACTAAATAAAAAAGTATTAGGAGAATTTATTTCTTTGGTAGCATGAAAACATTCCAAGAATTTATGGTAGAGTGCTACTCTATCCAAGAAACTTCCCTCAATAGAGTTCGTTCGAAATCAGAAAAGGGTGGAATGTCAATCATGTCTGCTCAAAGAGGTGATAAGTCGAAGAAAGAAAATAAAGCACGTTCAAAACAAATGGAGAAAGATATTAGGGGTGCTGGTCTTCCAGGACCTACTAAGGTCTCTGGTCGTTATACTGAAAACCCAGGAACTCCTCAAGAGAAGAAAGTTGGTGAGAAATCGCATGTAGTTTCTTCTGGGAAAATGGGCAAAAGAAAGTTTAAAAAAGCAGTTGAGAAACTTGGTAAAAAGTATGACCAAGATTCTGTTTTGATACAAAGAAAACCAAAAGGATCTGCTACAATAAAAGGAACTTCAAAAACTTCTTGGCCTGGAAAGGGTAAGAATGTTAAAGTAGGTAAAATGAATCCAGGTAAAACTGGTGAGTTTGATACCAAAGTGAAGAACAAAACATTTACTTATGAGGAACATGAAAACCAAATTTCCATTTGAGCATGTAGTAAAATACGATACTAAAGAGGTATGGATTAAGTGTAATAGTAGTATCACTGCTATGGGTATTCCTGCTTTGGTTAATAAGTACTATCCTGGTTATACTGGTCATATTGCAAGTGAAGAGTACCTTGAGAAACTCAAGAACCAGTTGGCAAACTGACCACAGGGGGTCTTTGTGACCCCCTTTTTCGTTTATAATGACTAGGTTGAAACGAAACAAACGAATGGCACTCTCCTCTGACTACATCCGCACTTCTCTCCAGAACCTGTATGGAAATACCGTTACAGGTGCTGACATTCGTGCTTGGTGTAATCTGAACGATGCTAACTACCAAACCGTCACTAAGAAGCTTGACCAGTTTAAAGTTGGTCGTGGTAAATGGAATCTTGAAGTAACTCCTCAAAAAGTTCAAGAGATCGAACGCACTTTCCAAGCACCTGCTGTGGTTCCTCCTATCGAACAAAATCTTATTCCGGAAAAAGATGATACTTTCGTCAAGTTTGGTAACTTTTCGGATATTAAAAAAATTATCCAGTCCCGTCTCTTTTACCCTACGTTCATTACGGGTCTGTCGGGTAATGGTAAAACGTTCTCAGTTGAGCAAGCATGTTCTCAACTGAAGCGTGAATTGATCCGTGTAAATATTACGATTGAAACTGATGAAGATGATCTGATTGGTGGGTTCCGACTTATTGATGGGAACACTGCATGGCACAATGGTCCTGTGATTGAGGCACTTGAGCGAGGAGCAATCCTCCTTCTGGATGAGATCGACCTTGCTTCCAACAAAATCCTCTGTCTTCAGTCCATTCTAGAAGGTAAAGGTGTCTTCCTGAAAAAGATTGGTCGCTGGGTGAAACCTGCTGCTGGATTCAATGTGATCGCCACCGCAAACACTAAGGGTAAGGGTTCCGATGACGGACGCTTCATCGGCACCAATGTGCTAAACGAAGCATTCCTTGAGCGTTTCCCTGTGACCTTCGAGCAGTCCTATCCTGCTCCTAGTATTGAGCAGAAGATCCTTGAGGGTGTTGCTCTGGATCTTGGTGTGGAAGATCGTGACTTCTGCAAGCGCCTGGTAGACTGGGGTGATATTATCCGCAAGACCTTCTATGATGGTGGTATTGAGGAAATCATCAGCACTCGTCGTCTGGTTCACATCATCCGTGCTTATAGCATCTTCCAAGATAAGGCAAAGGCAATCCAAGTGTGTGTGAACCGCTTTGATGATGAAACCAAACAAGCCTTCCTGGAATTGTATGATAAGGTTGATGCTGATTTTCAAATGCCTACTGAGCAGGTTGATTATAACCCCAATATTGACCAACCAACTCCTTTCTGATAAAATATGAGGAGGTCAATGTGCCTCCTCTCTTTAACCTTTACTATGAAACAAAATGTCGGAAAACTTTGAGAGCACTTATGAAAGCACTATTCCCAATCAAGATTTTTGGGAATATGATGGTATCAGTCTAACTGGAAACCCAAGTTATTCGTCAGATACAATTAGTTTTGTTGGCTCACGCCTTCCTGGTGGTCTTGGTGATGACCACATTACTTTGAGTTCATCTTTTAATTTGAATATGCCCGAAGATACAAATAAAAATGGTTTCTGGAAATATGAAGAGGATAAAACCCTGAAAGAAGTAGAGCAATATCTTTCTAGCACTTATCATTCTCACTACACTTCCGAACAATCCAAAACTCAGACTCTTGATTTGATTGAGAGTATTGGAGATGCAGAAGCATTTACTCGTTCAAACGCTATCAAGTATCTCTCTCGCTTTGGTAAAAAGAATGGTAAGTCCAAAATGGATATTCTGAAAGCAATCCATTATTGTATTCTTCTATATCATTTTGCTGGACTTCACAAGAACAAAGCATCTGATTTTCCCTATTGATTATGAAACTTCAAGATAAAACTATGAAACTCTCTGATAACACTCTCTCTGTCCTTAAGAACTTTTCTTCTATTAATCAGTCTATTCTTTTTAAGCAGGGTAACAAACTTCGCACTATTTCTGTGATGAAGAACATTCTTGCTGAAGCAACTGTCAACGAGGATCTCCCCAAAGACTTCGGTATCTATGATCTTAACCAGTTTTTGAATGGTCTTGGTCTTCATCAAAGTCCAGAACTTGATTTTCAGAACGATGGTTATGTAGTTATCAAAGAGGGTAAGTCTCGTTCCAAATATTTCTTTGCAGATCCAAGTGTTATCATCACCCCTCCAGAAAAAGAGATTGTTCTTCCTAGCGAAGATGTGTGTTTTGAACTGAGCACTGAGCAACTGGATAAACTCCTGAAAGCAGCAGCAGTTTATCAACTTCCCGATATCTCCGCAGTTGGTGAAGCAGGTGTTGTGAAACTGGTTGTTCGTGATAAAAAGAACGATACATCTAACGACTTTGCGGTCGTTGTTGGTGAAACTGAAAATGAATTTTGCTTCAACTTCAAGGTTGAGAACATCAAAGTTCTTCCTGGAACCTATGAAGTGGTCGTGTCTCAAAAACTTTTGTCACGATTTACTTCCAAGAACCACGATCTGGTGTATTATATTGCTCTGGAACCCGATTCAACTTTTGAATGAACATCTTTGTAACTTCTCCTTGGCCAGCAGAAAGTGCTATTTGTCTCCCTGACAAACACATTGTCAAGATGCCTCTAGAATGTTGTCAAATGCTTTCTATTGTGGCATCTGATAAATGGGGTCACGGGTATGGTCCTTTGCTTAAGACTGACAACACTCCCTATCGAACTGAAAAGGGCGCGTTTCGTAATCATCCATGCACCAAATGGGCAATGGAAAGTATCCATAATGCCTATTGGTTAATTAAACATGGACTCAACTTGTGTGATGAATACACTTTGAGGTATAATAAGACCCACTCCTGCTACAAGACACTTGTAGATGCTTTCTACTTGTTCCCAAGGGGAAAGATTACAGATGTGACTCCATTCGCTCGTGCTATGCCCGAAGAATGGAAATATGACGACAGCATTGACACATTCACTGCTTACAAAATGTACATTGCTTCAAAATCTTGGGTTGCTGATAACTATCTGCGTATGCCTGAGCGTAAACCTGATTGGATTTGATTATGAGTCGTGATGAATTTTTGTGGGTGGAACGTTATCGCCCAAAAACTATTGAAGAATGCATTCTTCCTGATGCAACTAAAAAAACTTTTAAAGACTTCCTAGATAAAGGAGAGGTTCCAAACCTTCTTCTTGCTGGACCTGCTGGGTGCGGTAAGACTACTGTAGCAAAAGCATTGTGCAACGAACTAGGAGTAGATGTATATGTCATCAATGGATCCGACGAAGGTAGATTCCTTGATACTGTCCGAAACACTGCGAAAAACTTCGCTTCGACCGTCTCACT